CCTTATCGATGAGGTAGCGAACGAACCCCCCTCTTCTTTCTCGGCCGGTTCGTTCGCTACCTCATCGATAAGGATGCCACGGTCGCGGAAATCGGCCTGGGGAAGAGCAGGAAGGGAGAACCGGGGCAGACCGACGAACCCTGGCTCACGGGAACTATCAGGCGCCACGAGGAAGGCGCGCGGATCCCGGTCACCAGGAAGACCCGCCTGGTCTGGCTCTCGACCAAGATCAAGGGTGGCAAATGGAAGAAGCAAAGTCGGAGCGGGGCGGTCACTGGAGGGTATTTCGTGCTGAAGCCTGAGACGACGCGCCTCACCATCCCGAAGCGGCCAGTGTTCGGTCCGGTCTTTCGGAAGATCCAGGGTGACGCCGTGAAGCGGTTCGAGACGCAGTTCCTTTCCGCCATCGATCGGTACTGGACCGGGGGGGCCAAGGCATGACCACGGCAGAAGTCCTGCAAGCCATCCGGGATGCCCTGGCGGGAGACGCCGCATTGAACGCCTGGTGCGTGGAGCAGTTCGGAAAGGCCCCGTCCGTGTTTCTCGGCATCGATGAGAACAGACCCCCCGCGGAAGAGGACTACCCGCTGGTCGCGCTTGTGGGCATCGAGCAGGTGCGGGGGCAGGACCGACGGGAACTTGAGTGGCGGGTGTTTCTGGGTGTCGGAGTCGTGAACGACGAAATCACTGAGTCGGGGACCGTGCGAACGAGCACCGGGTTCCTGCATGCCGAGACGCTCCGGGAGCTCGCGGAAAACGCCCTCTACCGGGCAAGGCTCTGCGACACGGAGTCCGCCGGAGACGCTTCCGGGGAGAGTTACCACCCCCTCTATGTGAGCTACACCACGGTCGCCGTGCGGGCGCTCAAGACCACCAGGCGCGGACTGCCGTAAAGGAGATGTTGCATGGGAAATGCCATCGGCTCAAAGCGTGTGTCTTCTGGCCGTATTGCTCTGATCCCTGCTGTGATTGCTGCGATGATCATGGTTGCGGGGTGCGCCACCAATGGTTCGGGAAACCAGAGTGTACAGCAGAGCGTACATCAGACCCTCTCCGTGATCAGCGCGCTCACCCTGGCCGGCAAGGCGACCCTTGACCAGGGATGCGCCACCGGGGTTTTCCCGGCGGACCGCTGTGCCAGGTACCAGAACACCCTGTCCCTGGCCTGGTTTGCCGAGCAGCAGCTGACCGCGGCCGTGCAGGCCTTCAATCAGTCGCCCACGCGTGAGAGTGCCGCCGCCATGGCCAGGGCCCAGGCCAATGCCATGAATGCGGCTGAAGCCGTCAAGACGGCCTCGGCGGATTTCAAATGAACCCTGAAGTCGTGTCCGTAGGTTCGGATCCCGGCAAAACGCCAAAGGGGCCCCTGTGGCTTCCTGCCGGGTCCGTTCGGGCAATCCTGGCCATGCTCGCCATGGTGATCACGGGGTTGCTCCTTCTCTTGAACAAACCCCTGCCGGAATGGTGGGTGGCCTCCGGGAGCATGATATGGGCGTTCTATTTCAAGCGATCGTGAGGACAGGGCCACTCGTGCTCGCCGTCCTGGCGGCCGTGATCATCGGGTCCGCATTGTCGGCGCATGGCGCCCCGTTTCTCGTGTGCGACCCGCAGCCGGGAACGGGAGTCGAGTGGTACGTGGTATCCGGGCTCCCCGATCAGGTGAACGGGTCCCGCGTGGCCGTGGATGCAACCGGGACATTCGGATTCAAGCTCGACCTGGCGCTCATTCCTTCGGGCACGTACACGGCGAAAGCCAAGGCGTGCAAGCAGGACGCAATGTGGGGGGAGGTGTGTTCTGCGGACTCCCTCCCTTTCGTCTTCAGTCGGCCTACACCACCTACAAGTCCACAAAATCAACGTCTGGCACGGTGATCAAACGGGAATGGTGGCCGGCCAGGTAGGGTCAACACTCCAGACAAGTCAACCCAGGAGGTAACGAAGATGTCCATTGCAAGCAACGTTGAAAACATCCGGTACAACGGAACGGGCAGAGCGTACGCGGCCGAGATCGGGTCCCTCCACCCGGGAATAGACCTGGGGGAGCTCGAGAACCTCGGTTTCAACATCAAGGTATCCACGGAAAAGCTCAAGAGCACTCGAAACGCCGCGCGGGCAACCATCCTCGAGGTGGAAACGGAACGGGAGGCGAGCCTTTCCTTCGGGCTCAGGGAACAGAGCGAGGACAACCTCAAGATGGCGCTCCTTGGGTCGGCCATCAACACGCTTAACCAGGTGGCGAGCGGCGTCTACCAGACGACCAAGACATGGGCGGCGGACAGCTTCCTGGACCTTGGGTACATGAACGTCTTCATCACCAAAGCGAGCGGCACCATCAGCGGGACCCTCGCCGTGGGCGACACGGTGACCGGCGACGTGAGCGCCAAGACGGGGAAGATCGCCTACGTGGGCAGCGGGTACATCATAGTCGTGGAGCGGTCCGGGCCCTTCACGGGAGACACCAAGCTCTCCAAGGACGTCGACAACTACATCACCCTCTCGGGCATCGAGACCCTCGAGGACGTGTGTATCACCACTTCCAACGGGGCGACACTCAGGGCGAACGGCACCGACTATTCGGTGGATCCCGACTACGGTTACGTGCGGAAACTCTCCGGTGGGGCACTGACTGACACGGACAAGGTCTCCTTCGACTACGAGGCGGTGGACCGCAAGTACATCTGGGGGCTTTCCGCCGGGTCCGTCACGAAGAAGCTCACCTTCGTCTCCGACAAGGATGACCGGGGCCCGCGGCAACGGTGGACGTTCCACAAGGTCCAGATAAATCTGAACGGCGACATCAATCTCATTGGCGAGAAGAACGCTGTGCTGAACATCACGGGGAGCGTGCTGGCCGATACCACCCAGGCGAGCGGCCAGGAATACTACAAGGTTGAAATGCTTTCATAACTCGGGGGCCACGTGAGACTTGAGAAAACTGTAGATCTGGGGCATATGCAGGTGAGGGTCACCGAAATCACGGTGGGTGCGCTACGCAACTTGATCTCCCAGGATATTCCAGGGTTCAATGCAATGGATTGGATTGCCGGCAGGTCCGCTCTGCCGGCTGATCTAATATCCGCTTTCACGGACCTCTCTTCAGATGCTCTGCAATCCATGACGTTTTCAGAGATCCAGGCCATTATCGAGGTGGTCCAGGAGGTCAACGGCTCTTTTTTTTTCGTTCTGGAAAAACTCGGTCTCCTGGCAGGTCTCATCGAGGGGATGCGAGATGTGGGATCGAGCGAGTCTGCGCCGACTTGATTCAGATCGGCCACCGTGATGTTTTCCAATATGGTTGGAGCTTCTTTAAGATGATCTTGGATTTCATGGCCGAACGAGCCAAAAAAGAAAGCGCGTGACGGCTTTCAGGATCATCATCAGGGAGAGTAAACACAAAATGCAGCCCACAACGGTAATCTCTCCTCTCCTTAACATCATCTCCATAACGACCCAGCCAAGGGCCGTTCCGAAAAATCCCGTCAGTATGGCAATCATGGTCCGTTCTCCGCGAGGTCTATCATATGGCCAATGACATCAAAATTCTAATCCAGGCCCTCACCAAAGGCGAGGATAAGCCGAAGATTCTCTATGATCAGATCGAGGCCGGGTCCAAAAAGGCAAAGCTCGCCATCGAGGCATTCAATGCGACCGCTGGAAACGGCCAGGCCATTATGCGCAATTTGACCGTTGGCGCAAAGGACCTGGTGACCGCATATCTCAGCATAGGAGCGGCGAAAGCCGCTTTCTCGGGCATGGTGGATATCCTCAAGAGCTCGGAGCAGGCTCAATTTGCCATGACCGCATCCATTCAGGCCGCATCGAGGGAATTCGAGAAAACGGGATCTCTCGCTTATTGGCAGAGTGCGGTAAAGGAGCTTTCAAGGGAACTGGTCGTCTATTCGGAGGGGTCCATCAAGAACGCCATATCCCGCACGGTGGACATGACGAAACGCCTTGGTCTCTCTGCCGATGAGATGAAGATCGTCATCAAGCGTACAGCGGACCTATCAGCCGGTAAGACTGACCTGGAAGGAGGAATTGAACGGGTCACGGCGGCATTGCGTGGTGAAGCGGAATCATCGGAATATCTCGGGCTCACGTTGAACGAGGATTACGTCAAAGCATGGAATGAGGTCCACAAGGTCCACGATAAGGCATGGAAAGACCTGACGGACCTGGAGAAGGCCCAGGTTCGCTATCAGGTATTCCTCGAACAGACAAACGCCACCCAGGGACGCGCTGCGGAAAGTGCGAACACGCTCAATGGCGCAATTGCCCTGGTCAAGAAAACCATTGAGGATGCCGTAGCCAACAACGAGGACCTGGCCAAGGCCATGCAGGAAGTGGCCTCAGTTATAAGGGAGAACGCGGATAGTATCGGGGAGATGGCCTCGACTCTCATTGAAGTCACGGCCAAGGTCGCGGCATTTGCTCTCGAGTGGAAAGAAGTCCTTATCGCCCTTGGCGGCGTGTGGGCTGTGACCAAGGGCATATCGATCCTCACCAGTGTGATCAAGGGCCTCGATGTAGCCATGAAGGTCATGCGGGCGACTACGGCTGCAACGTCTCTCATTGAGCTCGCAGGGGCCGCGAATACTGCAAGAATAGCTGGACTCGGACTCTCCACCTGGTTGACGGGAGGTCTTGCCGTTGCTGCCGCGATGGCCGCTCAGCAGATCATAGTCTTGGTTCAGGCCTATATGGAAATGAAGAAATGGGAAGATGCGGCCAAGCAAGCATCCAAGGATCGACAGGTCGTTGAGGAGAAAGCAAATAAGAAGGCGCAGGAGCTCGGGCAGCGCATCGGCATGAACGTCAATTCCCTTTCCGACTTCAACCGTCTGGTCAAGGAAGGAAAGATCGTCTGGGATGCTCAAACGAGCTCATGGGTCAAGGCAACATCCGCGATGCAGGCTCAGACGGTACAGACGAAGCTGACCGAAGAGCAGTTAAAATCCCTCGATGCAACACTCAAAAACGTCGGCGCCGCATATGATGCTCTCCGGGGCAGAGTCGCCGGGTATTACGACTTCGCGGCGGAAAAAGCGAAGGTCGTATCATCCACCGAGACACAGGGAAGCCTTGCCGTTCTGGATATCCAACGGCAGAAAACAGAGGCTATTCTGTCATTGGCCAGGACGGAGGCCGATGAAAAAATGCGTCTCATTCGCTTATCCGGTGCCACTGAACAGCAGGCAGCCGAACTCTCCAAGGGCATTTCCCAGGATCTCAGGAATTCGAGAATTAAAGCTCTCGAAGGTTATGAATCAGCCTTACGCTCGGCATACACCAGGGCATTGAGTGAAGAGAAGAGATACGCTGAAGAAGTCAAACGTCTGCAATCCGAACTTGCCATGGCCCGCATGTCCTTTGAAGACAAGGTGCGCGAAATCAAGCGCAAGGGCATGACCGAGGAACAGCAATATCAGGATAAACAGAAACAGGTCCTTGAAACTCTCAAAAAAGCTCAACTTGCACTTGCCGATGCCAAGACGCCTGAGGCCATGAAAGAGGCCGTCGATCTCTTCAAAAAGGCCCAGGACCAGGCTGAAGGGCTATTCAGTTCCTTGAGTGATAATGAGGAAGAGCAAAGCAAGAATGCAGCCGTCATAAACGAAGTGCTCAAACTCATGACGGAGGCGCAAAAGGGGATCGAGGAAGGCATCAAACGACAGCAGGAATATTCTCGCCAGCATGCCGAGGAGAATAGATCCAGAGCGGAAGAATTTCAAAAGCAGCTCGACAATCTCCAGACAAAAATCGATGCGATCAACGACACTCCGATCGATCCGAAAGTGGAATTCCATCCCGACACAAGTGAAGTGGACATGGCTATTGCGGAGCTCAAGCAGACAACCCACTCCGAACACATCATCCACGTGCGCGAGGTGAGGGAGTCCTCCACCGGTGGGGAAGCCGTTCCGGGTTATGCCGGAGGCGGATGGCCAAGGTTTTCTGGTAAGCTCGCCGGCTGGGGCGGCGGGGACAGGATCCGGGCTCTCCTCGAGGCTGGTGAATTCATCGTGCGCAAGGAGGCGGTGGCCAAGTATGGCGCCGGTCTCTTCCATGCCCTCAACAGTATGAAGATCGATCTCCCGAAACTTTTCGCAGGGCTGACCATGCCTCACCTGGACGCCATGCCCCGGGCCGCCTATGCGACAGGTGGACCGGTAGGGAGGACCTCCGATCTCGGGACACTCACCCTGCGCGCCGGTGATACGGAGCTCCCGG